TTGAGGAGTAACTTATATCATAATCGTCTATTTCCATTGTATTTGTTTTTTTTAGTGTTATACTTCTACTTTTGTTTTACTGAGTTGCTTCCCACAATCTTGGCAAAATACAGCAGTTATCGCTACGGTACAATACCCTCCTATTGTGCGCAATACTTGGTGCTTGTGAGGGCATTTGTCACTGGTCACCTGTCGTTTGTCACTTTTTTTCATATCGTTTTTCAATTATCTTTTCTAATGCCCCTATTACCTTACTGACTTCCTTAGTTGTCATTTCCTTGAGGGGCTTTTGTACAGGACACTTCTTAGAAAGTAACCATCTGCCCAATCTCTGAAGGTCGGGGATCCTTGGGGTAGCCTCATGCACCCATCCCAGTTCGTGGCACTTAGCCAGTATGCTAAGGTGTTGCGTGCTATGACTGTCAAAGTATGCCTCATTACTATAGTTATATCCCAGCCAGTCTAACACTTTAAAGGCTTCGTCTTCTGTCAGCTCCTTGCTTGAACCCAGCTCCCTGCATACAAGGGAGGAGAGAAATGCCAAGCGAGCTTCTCTATCATTAAACCTCCTTACTAAGAGGCTTTGTAGGATTTTTAGTTGTCGTGTGCTAATCATTTTAAATCGTTTTCAAGTTCAATAAGATAAGCAGGTATTAGTCGAAATGCATTAAACTCAATACCACATAGATAGTGAATGTAATTCTCTTTTGAGTATTGTTTAAAAGAAACTTCTAAAGCCTTACATCGGGGGTACTTTTTGTTTAACTCTTTGGCTTTTTCAATGATGTATCTCTTTATTACATCTAAATTAGCGGCTTGATATAATTCTCCTTCCATTCCTCTTAGAAATTCGGAAAATTCAGCTTGTAACTTATTTTTTGTTTGTGTGCCATTGCCAAAAAAGCAATAGTAATGTGTTGGTTTTTCTTTCATTTTAAATCGTTTTTAAAGGTTATTTAATACTTAAACTATTTCCCAAAAAGTTCCCTATAAGTAGTAGTTGTTATCTCCTCGCTATCAGCAGGAATGGGGACATCTGTCCAATCATCATCAATCTTAAAGCAAAAGAATCTGTCATTATTCCAATCAAATCCGATACATTTAAGAAAGCTTTCATCCCAACCTATACAAGCATTGAGTTCTGCCTTGGTAATAACAGTGGCTTGATTAAAGTCAGCTTGTACAGCTTTTCCCTCTTTGGTGTTCATTCGGGGCATATATTCATCTTTGCCTTTGACTTGCTTCCATAATTTGGTGTCTACAGTAGTACCTTCTGGGAATTTTACAGTATAGATTCCTCCTGCGGCTTCCCAATGAGCACTCCTCCAAGAGGTAAAGCCGTATTTTTGAGCTAATTCCTTTTGATTTTCAAAACAAACATCTAATTTATTGACTATCTTTTGAAACTTCTTTCCTGTTTCACTATCTTTTTTTGTTATAAAATACATTTTAAATCGTTTTTAAAGGTTATTTAAAACCCTGCCTTAGGGGGTCTCTTATGGGCGTCCCCTTAATACCAACGACGCACTAAGGTCAGGGTATCTAATAATCGTCCGCAGTGGTTTACCGCTAATCAATAGAGAAGTTGAAGTTTACTCTTTTTTCTATACCATTCTCAAATTTGACCAACTTATACCCACGTATATACATACTCGTACGTATATCTACGATGGCGTTCTCTATGATCTCCATACCCTCATCAAAGAGGGCACTGTTAGCCTTTTGCCTTAGCGTGCCTAACTTGCGCACCTCTCGTGGGTTTAGGTTCCCTTGCGCATCTGTCCTTAATGCTGTATTAAGGAACTCCAATAGGAGTTTTTCTTTTTCAGTATCTCCCGCCAAGGACGACATATAGGTTTTTATCTTCTTAAGTCCTTCGCTCTCTGTACCATTAAAGGCGGGGCGTACATTCCAACCTATACGGATACTCGCCGACCCATCTGCTTTGGTAAAGGTGTGCGAATCCTGTTCCTCTTTCTGAGTGCCGTATAGCTCGGCACGGAGAGCTATGATAGTCTTCGCCTCTTGGAAGAGTTTCGCTACCAAATCCTCTACATCCTCCCGTTGCGAAAGGCAGAACCCAATGTTATCATCTACCAATTCTGCTTCAAGCTCCAAAAGTGTCTGTCTGCTCTGTTGTTTGGCTAATTTCTCTGCTCTTTGCTTCTCTTTGAGTTGCTCTTGTAACTTCTTTAAGTCCTCAGCACTCATCTGTGATAAATCTACACTCATTTTATTATCTTTTTTTAATTGTTATTACTCTTCAAATTCAACCTTATAAGACAAACTACAAGAATCATATTCAGTAATGTATTTTGTCAGCCATTCAAAAGCTTCTTTATACTCCTCTGACTTATTATTTTCAATAGGTAATCCATATTTCGCTATTTTATCCAATTGTTCAAAAACCATGTCAGATACTATTGCACTCCTAAGCACTACTTTATAGTTTACTGTTACGTCTAAATCCCTAATAACTTTCATTTTATTGTCTTTTTAAAATTATCTTACTACTTTTTTCTTATATAACTCGTTGGTCTCTATCGGTTCCCATCGTTTGTTCTCCTCGTTGTACCACATCAGCACCCTGTCCTGATCGTATCTTATGTAAGGAGACTCCCAGTTGTTTTCTCGTATCCATTCGTAGATGGTTAGTACCACTATTGGCACACTTGTCCTGTATCCGGCGTGATACTGGTGTATCATAATCCGCTCTTGTGCTGTTAAGGCCTGTAGGAAGTTATCCAGCCTTAGTACGTCCATATATAGTTGTTTCATTGTGCTATTATTTTTCGTTTTTCACTCTTTTCTATTAGCCGTAGTATTGTCTTTGGATATACCCTAAAGATGTCATCTACCGAAAGGGTAATCATCAGCTCTATATCTGCCTTGTCAAAAATACCCTCTCTAAGAGCCTTGCCGTAATACCTCTCTATACTACACTCTACTAAGTAGTACCATTGGTCATCAAACCAATTATTGAGATAGTCATTACCCGTTAAGTCTTCTAATCTTTTCACTATTCGTTTTTCCCTATTCACCTGCTCACACCAAGTAAGGAAGTACCCATACTTGAGCGCTTCATATTGCCTATAACTACAATCCAAGTAATACAGCAGGCAGTGCCTAAATGTCTTTTGCTTTTCTATAGTTCCCATATTTTATTATCTATTATCTAATCATTTTTAACTCTCTTTCCCCCGCTTTGCTTTCGGAGATGATGTAGGGTTCCAACTCGTTCCCTCCTGTTCGTGTCTTGTCTATATAAGCCTTGAAGTCCTTTACTAAGATTCTATCTTGGCAAAACCAGTAAAACTCCTCCGCTACAGCTCCTTTGGGCATTCCCTTACTCATTTGTGAGATCCCTATAAATAGAGTTTGAGGAAATTGCAGGATAAGATTATGATAGGCTGTTGCTTTTTGCCCTCTAAAACAAGCCTGCACGCTGTCTATAAAGACTATCTTAGGTTGCTGTGGGCGACTAAGGCGTTGTATAAGTTTGTCCAAAGGCTCTCCACACACCAAATATCTATTTTTGTACTGTTTAAGCCCTGTACGTTCCAAGTTAGTAAGCAATGAAAGGCTTCCGCACTCTTCCAAAGAGTTGTATAGCACCTTTTCCCCTTGGCATAACTCTCGCATCAATTGTAGTGCGTAGGTAGTCTTTCCGTGCCCCGAATCTCCATAGATAAGGATACTTCCTGCTCGCTCTATCTCCCCTAAGTGTTCTTTCCATCCCCCTTTCAAAGGCAAAGTCTTATATTTCTTTCTTGCCAAGTCCTCATAGGTATAAGCTCTTGGTATCGTTACTTTGTTATCTATCATTAGTTATTAGTTATTAATTACCTGTGCGGCTCGCACTTTTTCTATTTCGGTACGTACCTTTCTAAGGCTTCCCTTGGTACGAGCAAAGAGTTGTTCAGGAGTAAAGGTAGAGCCGTTTGCTTCACCTATCTGGGCTATTTGTCCCAAGAGGAAAGCCGTAATTGCTTCGTTGTCTTGGGCAGGACTTACACGGCTATATTTCGAGCCGTAGCGGTCAAATATCTCTGCATACCCTACCTTTTTGATGTCCTTGTTGCGGTCTATCTTTGCCTGCAATCCGTCGGCACCCATCATATACCAACCACAAGCGTACTCGGTAGCGTTCCATAGGCTCTTGAGTTCAAGGAAAGCGTGGTACTCCAAGTCTCCCGCCTCGTCCAAGATGATAAGTGGGTTTTCCAATTGTTTTACATAGAATACCAAGTCCTCATATACATCGGCATAACGCCCTGTATGGGCAATCCCAAATTCTTGGGCGATCTTGCGGATGAGCTTCTGTTTGGTCTTCACCTGGGAGCAGTCTATATACACTGCATTCTTGTTCTTGCTGACATATACCTTTGCCGTATGTGTCTTGCCAATACCTGCCCTATCGCATAGGATAGCCGAGATGGAACGCTCTTGGCAGGCCGAAAGTTGTAGGTAGATGTATTGGAAGGTCTCTGTTTCTACAGTAACCCAGGGACGTTCGTCCTTGAGTTGTACTTGGAGCCTGCGGGCTATGCTGACCCAATTGGCATCGCTAAGCACACCCTCCAATTCGCCTTTCTTGATACGGCTGTACTGCGCTGTGTTAATCCCCAAGCTCTGTGCGTGCTTGCTGTCGGATTGGTAATTCTTTCTGTTTTCAGCAATTGCCAAAATGATTTTTTCTTTTAATGCTGTTGTGATCATAGGTCTAATAAGGCTTTATTTAACGTTTCTGTTTTCGTTTTCTGATAGGCTTTGTAGTTAGTAGTGGGTTGCTCCTCATAAGCTACAATAGGAGCAGAAGCGGCTACTTTTTGCGTCTTTTTCTCCGCCGAAAGTGTGCCTACCTTTGAGAGCTTTTCAGTGGTTTTTTCTTTGGTATATTGGTCAAACTGCTTGATATAATGCATTTGCTCTTGGTATATCTCCTTATCCTCTTCTGTCCATTCGGCATTAGCTCGGTTAAAGGATTTAAGGCGCTTACACTCACAGAGGAATTGGTTTTCTTGGTACAAATACACCTCCTCTACACCCTCCTCATTGGGTAAGTAATAGGCCTGCACCTCGTAGGAGGAAAGCAGGGAAATAACTTGTGGGTTGGGCAATTGGTACTTTTGATATTGTACTGTTACATATTGGTTTCTGCGTATTGTTGTAGGCACACATCTGCCTATATATTGCGCCAAGAGAGCTCGGTTGAGTTTCGGTAGGTTCGGATTTACATTTTCTAAAAATACCTGCAAACGTGTCTTTCCAGGGAAGCGCTCTTGGTCGGGGTGTAGCT